GGGCCCAACCGTTCAGAGCCTCGACGGCGAAGCGATAGGCAGCGCCCGCGCCGCCGATCTTAACCCATTGGCCGACCGCTAGGCCGAGCGTCATGAAATTGAGCGTCGTCGCCGTCAGGCCATCGACCACTGCGGCGATATCTCCAGCGCCCCCCTCGAAACCCACCACCTTCATGCGAGCATTCGCCGGCGGAGCCGCCTCGTCAGTCAGCAGTGCAGCGCCAACCGCCGGAACGGTCGCCGACCCCGTCGTGATCTTAAAGAGGCCGTTGTTGCCGCCCTCGCCAAAGCCGGAGAGCCTCACGAGGTGACCGACAGCGAATGCCGCCCCCGCAGTGACAGTGACAACGCCGCCCGCGCCCGTCACGCCGGTTATGACGCTATCAGCGGTGCCACCGTTGTCGCGTTGCGGGGTATTCTGCCACGCGTTGAAGAACAAGCTTTCGAGAAACAGCGACAGCGGCGACTGATCGGCCGGATAAGATAGCTCGCCGTTGATCGGGCCCTGGCTGGTCTCGTTGACCTTGATCGGGTCCGAATTCATCCGATCATCGCGGATCTCTTCCGACTGGACGAAAGAAGGCTGATACTGCAGCCCCTCGCCGGTGAATCGATGCGATCGCATGCGCGGATTTGCAGGCGTCTCGCCAAGAGTGGTTTCGCGGGCAACGGTCATCCGCACCCGGTTCGTATCGGAACCAGCCATAATTTTTCTCCGTGTGGTGAAGGCCGATTAAGGCCGGAGGATCAAAGGTCTCGGTGCCAGTCGACGGTCGCCGTCATGCGGAAATAGCTGCCGTCCGCATCGCCGGGTTCACTGGCGCCAATTGAGCAGTCAAGAAAGGTGAGAGTGCCGATCTCCTGACCGCGAAAGAGATCGACGAGCTGCTGGGCATAAACTCGAGCCTGGCGAGTGCCGGCGCCTCGCGGCGTCATCACATGCGCGTAGATCGTGCCGGCCTCGCGCCAGAGGTTCGCAGCCCGGTTCTCGGCGCCAATGCTCTCCTGTTCGAGGAGATCGCCAACGATCTCGACATAGATCCAGTGCTCCGGATCGGAAGGCGGGGCGAAACCGTCGTTCTCGAAGGCAATGGGTGTGGCCACATCCCAAGCGGCAACGAGATAATCATGAATCGCGTCGTAGGCTTGCGGGCTTGCCATCAGTCCACCAGTTTCATGACGATAGAGGGATAGGTGATTTGCGACCCCGCCTGCCGATCCTTCCGCCGCCCCTGCGCGTGCCGTAGCACATAGGGAACCTCGGGATGGATACCGGGCCGCATTTGCAGGTAACGGGTTTCGAAGGCGAAGGCGCCGCGGAACCGGTTGGCGAGAACGCGCCGGGTCTGATCGAAATGCCGCTTGCCGGCCGACCGGTTGGCGCCAGCTTCGATCCGGCGGGTGTAGGGCCGAACGTTGAAGATCACGACTTCATCCTCCGGCCGGATCTCGCTGTAGCTCCGAGCGACGGCCCAATTGGCCAACACCACGAAGCCCGAAGCATAACGGCCCGTTCCACGCGGCGCCCGCTTCACCAACTCGCCGATCGCGGTGCGGATCACCAGCGGCCAATTGGCAAACTCGTAAAGGATCGGCCCGGGCGCTTGCACGGTTTCTTCCGAGGCGCCACGGCGGCCATTCACATACCGCTCGTAAGTCGCGCTCGCCTGCCCGGTCGCAATGACCTTCTGCAGTTCCGATCGCGCGAAGGCCGCGAGCGCTTGGTTGATTGCGCCCCGCTCCAGATCTGCTGTCGCGAGCTTAATATCGCGCTCGAAAGTCCCAAATCCGGCCATCAGCCCTTCACCTGCAGCTCAATCCGAACGACAACATTGTCGAGCTTCAGATGGTCGTGAGAAACGATCTGCCGGAATTGCCCGTCGATCTCACACCAGTCTCCGTCCTTCGGCAGTGGCGCCGGCCACGCAGCAAGATCAGACGGCGAGACAATCACCTTGCTGTCCTTCTGGGTGATGCCGCTATCGGGGATGGCATCCGTGGCCTTGTAGCCGCGCACGAAGCCGGAAACGACCAAGATGATAGCCGGCGCATCCTTCGTGCCGCGCCGCAGTTTGATGTTCTCGCCGTGCACCGCCAGCTGCCGATCGAGCGCCCCAATCGCTTGCGCCGGCGTCATGAATAGACCCTCAAGCCTTCTAGCAGGCGATCGGCAGCCTTGCTAATGATCGAGCCGGCCTGCTCCGAAACCGTGTACTGGAACGTACCTACACCTTCGACCTCCTCCGAACGCAGGAACAGGTTTTCGGCGCTGATCGCCTTCATCTGCTGGACACCCAGAACGACGGCCGCCTTGGCATTCGGCGGGACACTGCCTGTTCCGCCATCCGCAATCGCGATGCCATTATATCCAGCCTCGTAAACCAGCCTCACCGCATCCGGCGCGCACTCCGTCGGCGGTATGCGGTAGCCTCTGACAAAGTCGACATAGCGGTCGCCTACCAGCCGGTAGTTCTCGGGGCCAATCGTCTGCTCGACTCCATCCTTGTCACGGTAGGTCATCAGGGTCGAACCAGGAATGACCACCGGATAAAGTCGAAAGTTGTGGCGCTCTATAGGGTCGCGACAGGGGAACGCCGCAGCAGTAAATTCCAGCTTTTGTTTTCCGAGCGCACGTCCTAACCAGCCAGATGGTCCATCGATCTCCGCCTGGACGGCAGCAATCAATGCGATGATCTTCGGATCATCGCTCGCGTGCTCGCCTACGATGTCAGCCGGCGTGACGATGGGTTCAGGGCCGGAAAGGACGCGCGTCGGCATGATCAGTCTTTCTTATCCGTGGTCTTCTTTGCTGCGTCCCGCGCCTTTTCGACGTCGGCAGCGATCGTCGCTAAATCGGCGTCTGCCTGCTTGCGGGCGTTTACCACTTCCGCAGCAATTTCGGCCTTGTCCGCGTCCGCCTTCGCGCGCACCGCGGCAATCTCGGTGCTGATCTCGTCGAGCTGCTTTTCAGCATCGGCACGAGCGCGATCGACCTCTGCCGAGATCGCCTTGATCTCTGTCTCAGCCGTCTGACGGGCATCGTCCACGCTTTTGCGCAGCTGATCGATGTCCGCCGATGCTGCTTTCGTGTCCACCTTCAGACCGACAGAAATCAGCTTCGCCGAAACTTCAGGTTCGACTGCCGCCTTTAAGGCAGCTTCCGCGAGGCATCCGCCGGCGATCAACCGCTTGGCCTGATCAACCGTCGGCGCCGGGGCGAAGGTTTCGCCAGCTTTGAACCGCCGGCCGGTGCGCGCATCGACGCATTCGGCCAGCACCTTGAGTGCATTGGACATTGCATGTCTCCGTTTAGAGAGTCACAGATCCTGAAGCGGCGCCCTCAAGCGCCGCTATTTGGTCAGGATGCGAGCGAGTAGCGAGAAGCCGACAGAACGACGACGGCGGCGATAAAGGCGTTACCGGCGTTGCCGCTCGGTGTGATGGTCAGGCGGACGTAACGCTTCGGACCGACGTAGCCGATCTTCCGGGTCTCATTGTCGTCACCGAAGTTGAAGCCCGCGGCGGCTTCGGTTCCCGTAAGCTGATGATCCGGCACTGCCGCTGCGTCGGACAGATTGGCCTGGTCGCCGTGCTCAACGAGAACGGCGAAGGTGGCATCGGCATCGGCAATGTCGCCAACGAGTATACCGAACATGGCCTGGTCGAAGCCGGCGAGGTCGATGATGGCGGAGACGATCGGGGTGTTGTCGGTGCGAGCGGCCGCCGGGCTGATCGCGTGACGGATGGTGATGTGATTTGCAAGATCGCGCATGGCGATGGTCCTTTCTGCGCAATTGAGGAGGAACATCCGCCCGGAGAACCTCCGGGCGGGCGAGCGATCGAGCCGTTAGGCGGGAACGTCGAGTGCGACGAAGGGCGAGACCTCGTAACCGTTCTCTTCCTTGAAAGGCGCGTGCATCCATGGCGCGCCGTCGACGTTCCAGAAGATCTTGATGACAGTCTTGTTCTGGAGGAACTTCACGTGTTCCGAGGCAGCAACATAGGGACCGGAGCCGTCCTTGATCAGGTAGTTGCTGAAATCGGCGAGCAGCAGATCGCCCTTCTGGCCGAGGCCCGGCGCACGATTGTTCCACCGCAGCGGGTAACCCAACAGGGTACCAGCGAAGCCGTCGCGAGCATTCGCCGCCCAAATGAGATTGCCATTGTCATCCTTGAGAGTCGCCAGCTGCGTCAACGCCGACTGCGGCGCCGACCACACCGGAGATCCGCCGCGCATCAACAGGACGGCGACCATGTTGACGACGTCTTTGTAAGCAATCTGATTTGCAACCAGGCGATTGACATATTTCGTCGCAGGCGCGTTCAGAACGCCGAGCGGCTGAGCGACGCCCGTGCCACGCAGGAACGCCCAGTCCTCCGCTGCATTGACCCCGCCACGCATCAGGCGCTCGATGAAGCTCGCGGATGCTTGCCAGTTCCGCAGCAGCTTGTCCGTCAGCGTCACGTGACCAGCGATTTCCTTCGGCACGAGCGAGACGTTACCGAGTTCGGCATCGGTCTCCGGCTTGTCGCCGCCCTCTTCGATCCAGGCGAAGGTCATTCCACCAAAGACGTTCCCGGGCGCGGCTCCGGACTGGTCGAGCACCGGGAAAGTGATGCCGGCATCCGGCGGGCTCCCGGCCGGGATGACATTGGCACGCGGACGCACCAGAGACTCCTGCGGGGACACACTCATGATCGTGTCACGGAATTGCTGCGGCACCATGAAGCCGCCGGCCCGATCATTGTCCATGCGCATCTCGGCTTTCAGGCCCTCTTCGCCTGTCTGAGCGCCGACGCCCTCGACAAAGTTGAGGCGCTGATCGTTCGGATTGAAGCGCACGGCGTGAAGGAACTGGCCGATGCTCTCGAACTCGCGCGAGGCCTCCGGACCACCTGGCCGCTCGATCGCGCCGCGGCGAGAATGAGCGGGCACAACAGCATTCAGCGCGGCGGTGGTCGCATCGAGATCTTCGAGCCGCGCAATCCTCTTATCCAGCACTTCTTTTTGCGCCTTGAGGTCATCGAACTGCGCCTGCTCTTCTGCCGACAGATCGCGATCTTCGCCCTCGGCGGCAGTGATGATCGCACGCATCTGGTCGACGAGGCCGACGCGCTCCGAGCGAAGCACGGCGAGGCCGGCAGACGCCATGGACATGTGCGGATCGGAAATAAAAGCTAAGGCGTCGTGGCCGCCGTCGCTGCCAGCCTGCTCATAGTGACCGGTTACGCCGGCCACGACGCCTTAGCTTTTATTTCCGATCCGCACATGTCCATGGCGTCTGCCGGCCTCGCCGTGCTTCGCTCGG